GGGAATAAAATGAAGCACGAAATTGAGTATGTATCGACAGAAGAATTAATACCATATGCGCGTAATTCGCGCACACATTCGGATGAACAGGTGGCGCAAATATGCGCTTCCATCAAGGAGTTCGGCTTTACGAACCCTGTTTTGATTGATGCGGATGGGATAATCATCGCCGGTCACGGCAGAACCATCGCGGCGCAACGCCTTAAAATTAAAGACGTTCCGTGCTTGCGCCTTTCGCATTTGACCGAAGCACAGAAGAAAGCATACGTCATTGCCGACAACAAATTAGCGTTAAACGCTGGCTGGGATGATGAGATGCTTGCGGTTGAATTAGGTGATCTAAATGAACTTAACTTTGACCTTAATTTAACAGGCTTTTCAGATGAAGAAATATCTATACGTTTAGATCAAATTAATTTTGAACCGGGTGATGAATCTGATCAAGGCAATCTTGATAAACTTGATGCAAAAATAATTAAATGTCCACATTGTCAAAAAGATTTTGATGCAAGAGGTCTGTAGTGCAAGATTTTTTCAAAATTGATTTTGCTACATTTGAGGCGGCTAAGTTTGCTTGTGAAAATTGGCATTATAGTAAATGCGTCCCTGTTGGTAAATTAGTGAAAATTGGGGCTTGGGAAAATAAAAAATTTATTGGCGTTGTGTTGTTTGGCAGAGGCGCAACTCCAAATTTGGGAAAACCATATGGATTAAATCAAACGCAGTGTGTTGAATTGGTTAGAATTGCTATGAAAAATCATATAACCCCTGTTTCAAAAATTGTGGCGATAGCGTTAAAATTTTTGAAAAAAACAAATCCAAATATCGAACTTGTTGTTTCGTTTGCTGATCAATCACAAGGTCATCACGGAGGCATATACCAAGCTGGTAATTGGATTTATACAGGGTCAGGAAGTCCTGCTAAATTTTATATGATTAACAACAAACTAACTCATCCAAGAAGTATTGGGGCAAAAGGATTGACGCAAAATATTCACGGTGCTAGAAAAATTGATCCAAATGCTTATGTTGTAGATGTTCCGGGGAAACACAGGTATTTGATGCCAATGACCAAAAGCATCAAAGAAAAAATTAAAAAACTTTCTGAGCCATACCCTAAGCGTGCTAAGCAGGCGATGGTTGACGACCAGTCAACACAGCGGCAGTGCGACACTGACCAGCACGCTCCATCGGGTGATAACAATGTCTGATCAAACATTTCCGCTTGAAACGATATCTAAACTGCTCGATTTAACGCCACAGCGCGTTTTGCAACTTGTTAATCAGGGGATTATCCCGAAGAAGGCGCGTGGTAGATATGAACTTGTGCCGGTTGTTCGCGGTTATATTAAGTATTTGCGCGAACGTGGATTGCGTGCGGATGTTAGCGGTGATGATTATAACGCGCACCGCACGCGGCTAACCAAGGTAAAAGCCGATCTAGCCGAAATGGAAAAGGCGCAAGTTGAAGAACAACTTATACCATCCGCAGATGTTGAAACCGCGTGGATGGAAGTGTCGCAAAATATGAAGCAAAAATTGCTGGCGTTTCCACAGCGCGTTGCGCCGGAAGTCTATGCCGCAGAAAAGTTAGTTGAAGTTAAAAGCATACTAAAAGATCATATTTATGACGCATTACAGGAAATAGCTGATGTCAAAGTCAAAGTCATTAACCCTATCAGGTCATCCGACAGTGGCGAAGATCAGTCAGAAAATAATGGCGGCAATGCAACCGCCGCCAAATCTGGCGATTGACGAATGGGCTGATATATATCGGCGGCTATCGCCAGAGGCTTCGGCTGAACCGGGGTTCTGGTCAACGGATCGTGCGCCTTACCAGCGCGGAATGATGCAAGCGATATCCGATCCGACTATTGAGCGTGTTGTGTTTATGACCGGCGCACAGGTTGGCAAGACGGAAATAATAAACAATGCGGTCGGTTATTACATCGATCAATCGCCATCGCCTATGCTTATCGTTCAGCCCACGCTTGAGATGGCGAAAATGTGGTCTAACGACCGCCTTGCACCTATGCTTCGGGATACGCCAGTTCTTAAAAATAAGGTTAATGATGCGCGATCACGGGATAGCGGCAACACGCTATATCAAAAATCTTTCCCCGGCGGCTATCTTGCTATCGTTGGCGCGAACAGCGCGGCAGGGTTGGCATCGCGTCCGGTGCGTGCAGTATTCTTCGATGAGGTTGATAGATATCCACCATCAGCCGGATCAGAAGGCGATCCGATCAATCTGGGTGTCGCTAGAACAAAAACATTCACCCATAATCGCAAAATTGTAATGGTTTCCACGCCTACTAATAAAGGCGCATCGCGTATAGAAACCGCGTTTAGCCAGAGTGACCAGCGTTATTATTATGTGCCGTGTCCTGATTGCGATCATATGCAAACGCTTAAATGGTCAAATGTGCATTGGAATAAAGACGAACCAGACACGGCAGAATATATATGTGAAGAATGCGGAAGCGCGTGGGATGACGCAAAGCGTTATCGCGCGGTTAAGGGTGGTGAATGGCGTGCGTCCGAACCGTTTAGCGGCACGGCTGGCTTCCATTTGTCGGGATTATATTCACCGTGGACACCGCTTGGCGATATAGCAAAGGACTTTGTCGCGGCAAAAGTGTTACCAGACACGCTCCGCGTTTTTTTGAACACAACCTTGGCTGAAGTCTGGGAAGAACAAGGCGAACGTGTTGATGACTATGCGGTTGCGGAACGCGCTGAACAATTTGGCGACCGGCTTGATAAGCGGATATTGATGGTAACTTGCGGTGCTGACATTCAAGATGATCGCGCCGAAATTGAAACGGTTGGATGGGGGCGCGATGAAGAAAGTTGGTCAATCAGTTATGATGTAATATATGGCGACCCATCCACACCGCATTTCTGGCAAGATGTAGAAAACGTGCTTGTCACTAAATACGAAACCGAAGATGATCGCATATTACAGCCACGCGCAACTTGCATCGACTCCGGCGGTCACTACACGAAAGCGGTCTATGACTTCGTTAGACCACGCGAAGGTCGCCGCATTTTTGCCATAAAGGGGATGGCTGGGGAAAGCCGTCCAATCGTGTCAAGACCGACCAGAAACAACATCGGAAAGATACGATTATTTACTTTGGGCGTTGACAACATAAAAGAATTGATTTTTTCCAGACTTAAGATACAATCGGAAGGTGCGGGATATTGTCATTTTCCGGCTGATCGTCCAGATGAGTATTTTAAGCAACTGGCATCATCGGAAAAAATTGTTACAAAATTCTCCAAAGGGTTTCCGCGCAGGGAATTTGTAAAGACAAGAACCCGAAACGAAGCGTTAGACTGCCGCGTGTATGCGATAGGGGCATTGGCTATTTTGAACACGAACCTAAACACACTGGCAGACCGACAGGCGCACAAGGCAGAACAGCCTAAAGACGATGCGCCAGTTAACCATCAGCCGCGCCGCGCTTATCGGAAGCCGGGCGGTTTTGTTAATGGGTGGCGTTAATGGCGAACTTATTCGATACCGATAATGCACCGACACTTGAACCTGATCAGATCGTTGTCGGTGATCGCGTTACTTGGCGCAAAAAAAATTTAGGTCAGGATTATCCATCATCTTCATATACAGTTGGCTATGTTGCCAGAGCTTCATCAGGCGGTGGCACGCACGAATTTTCAGTTACCGGTTCGGCTGATGGTGATGATTATCTTTTTACCGTTACATCTGTTGCCAGCGCATCTTTTGACGTAGGTCATCATCATTGGCAGTTAGAAATTACGCGCACTAGCGACAGTGAACGCATTGTTATTCAAACCGGTTCGTGGGATATTATTACTGATCTTGACAATAATGTTGATCCGCGTTCGCACGCTGAAATAATGCTGGATAAAATTGAAACTGTTTTGCAAGGCCGCGCAGACGCTGACGTTCTGTCTTATTCGATCAATGGTCGTTCGCTTTCTAAGATACCGGTAACGGAACTGGTTGAATGGCGTGATTATTATCGCAGTGAAGTTGTTAAACAGCATCGCATCGATCACGTTAAGAACGGTCGCGCACACTCCGGCACGATCAAGGTGAGGTTTTAGAAATGGGCTTATTTGACTTTCTCAAGCGCACTGAAGAACCGAAAAAAGCGTTTAAAAAGCGTAATTACGCGGCGGCGCGTGCTGGACGTTTGTTTGGTGATTTTCTGGATTCTGGTAACTCTGCCGATAGCGAGTTGCGATTTACACTTGAAACGATGCGAAACAGGTCACGCGAGTTGGTGCGTGATAACGAGTTTGCGCGTAGATATGTCAATCTAATGAAGACAAATATCGTTGGCGAC